CCGTATTGGTGCAGTCTGAGTATCAGATAACCATGAACATTAGACCTCGGCAGCGTAATCGGAATTCTGGACCTTTGTCCCAGACTATATTCAAGTACAAGCTAAACCATTTACCTGGTTTAGAGTCCTTGTATACCTGGGATTTTGAATCCTATTTCGATGCTGCCTCTCCGGGTTCACCCGATCTCCAGTATATGGAGGACGTGGTGTCAAAAGGCGTATGGCGCTACAATGAATGTAGCAACATACACTTTAAGGCTGACTATAACTTGCATGGAGATTTCTCCTCAACTTATAGTTCCCTTCCTGGTGCTATTGTCGATACCCCTTCGGGTGTCGGCAGTATCGCCTATTTGGGCGTTCAAAATGCCTATGTGATTGAGGCTATAAGGCCTCTTCTCACGCATGAGACGCTCCCGGATTTGAGTAAGTTCGGTGATCGCATCCGCGAAATCGAACCTATATTCAAGTCGTCTAAGTTTCCACGAACTGTTACCATACGGTCTGATCCGTTTGAAACGGATTTTTCTATATGGTACTTACTCGTGGATCTTTGGGATATCAAAAAGACGCTTCAAAAGATTGCCACGAATATGGCTAAGATTCCTCGACATTCTCTGTCGAGGAGTGACTTAGCTCGTGACTTTCATAATAAGCACCTTGGGATACGTTTTGGTATAATACCTCTCGTATCCGATATCCAAGACTTTGTCTCCACTGTTTCTAAGTGGAAGTCAAAGTATAATGACATGGATGCGCTGTCTATCCGCCGTTATCAATCTCATGACAATATTATTGATCTTGAGACTAAGGTTAGCGGATTCGATATGGATGATTGGTCAGAGACCGTTTACGGTACTCTTCCCATCTTTCCTCTTGGCGGTTCCGTTCAAGTTTTAGTCGAACGGACTGTCAAGGCGTCATGGCATAACGAAGCCCTTTATGGGTTTCAATGCCCTGAATTCCAGGGTTGGATGAATCGTCTTGCTCAGATCTGCGACTCTTTTGGAGTCTTGGATCCCGCAGCCGTTTGGGATGTTGTACCTTTCAGCTTTATTGTTGATTGGTTTTACAGCGTTTCAAACTGGCTGCACAAGAATCGTCCTAAGTTATTCCCTGCCACGGCCGTCATCTATGATTACCTTGAAACGGTAAAAATAGTGTCGACCGTTAAGTATACGCTCCAAAAAGCCACCTTCAGTACTGCCGGCGGTTACGCTGGCGGTACTGGTGACGATGCCTTTGAAACGCGTGATGCGTTTTTGGGCATGGATACGTATACTACATATCTGCGTAGGAGGTTTGATCCTTCTACTATGGATATTAAGTTGGTACCGAGAGAACGTGGAAGCAATTCCACGTCCTTTATTTCGTTATCCAATAAGGTTGCCATTGCGGCATCCCTTGTTGGACAGCGTCTTCCTCGGTAGAATTACCACAGTAATGTGGTCCACAACGTGTTAACGGAAAGAGATCAACTATGTTAGTCGACCCACTTCCAGTTAAGTCCCTTAACCTTGTTGCGCATACTGCGATCACGATATTGGAAACATTATCGTTCGCTCTGCTCGACTTGGCTCCGGGACGCACGGTACGGAAATGCGCGGCGGGCTCTACGCTCGCCGGGCTAAAGGGCTGTCCCCTCACTCTCACTATCTCGCATACTGCGAGTAAGGAGAATGGGGCCATCCCTACGAACCGTGCCCTGATTCGGTTGGATATTTCCGGTCTTAGGACCGATCCGACCGTAGCAGGTAATACGAAGGCGTATGCTTACCTCGTTATCGGCACACCGGAAGGTGTGTATGATACCGATAGTAACGCATACGACAGCTCTATGCTGTTAGAAACGCTCCTTGGTGTTTTCGCGGTTTCCCCAACCGCGTCAACCTTGAGCGAGGTTAACCTCGGCCGCGTTATTGCGGGCGAGCCTTAATCTCCCTTCGTGATTGTGTTGTGGTGTGACTGTATAGTTGGCTAGGATATCTACCTTATGGTTGATAAGAATAGCCTGGAAACTTACGTTTCTCTGACCGTACAGCTACATCATGACATAGCGCAATGCTATCCTGATACTCGTGAGTCTCGTCTTGACATTAAGAAATTAATATCGAGACTTGATCGTGAGGGAGTCTCGTTTCTAACGAAGACTCTACCTACGCTAGGGAAGGCCGTTGATAAGGCCCTCCATAGTGACACTCCTCTACTTGCCCCTGGTTTTTCTTTAAGACCAGGGACAAAAATTCCCCGATTCCTCGGGTGGTTACTAGAGCGTGTCTTCACGACGGAAGGATATGTTAGGAGTGATCCTGACATAACCGCATTGCAACACGTTAGGCAGTTCTTGTATTTCTTGTACAAGCTTAAACTACCATATGACACGAAAACCGAAAGTTCGGTTGTCGATTCATTCGTCCAGACGCAAACGGAACTCGAAAATCTCGAGTTTCCTGATTGCGTCTCTCCAATCTTATCCGGGGCGACGAGCTTTATTGCTCGTCTTTTCGGTGGGCTTGACGTTAGGGATATTATTCCCCGACATGGCCCTGGAGCTGTCAGCACCGGTGAAGAAGTGGGTGAGAAGTCTAACTTCTCGCGCATCTTCCGACACACGGAAATGATGTATCCGTTTACGGAATACTTCATGCTTGGGTTAAACCAAGTTACTGATCAGCTCGATTGGATTCAGTCTCGCGAGCTCCTGGATCATGGTACGGCTTCTGTCGTACTCGTGCCAAAGGATTCGCGTGGACCAAGATTGATATCGAAGGAACCACTGGAACTCCAGTGGATTCAACAGGGGATCCAAAGGCTATTATACCAATGGATTGAAGAGCATCAGTTGACTTCTGGTCGTATTAATTTTACGAATCAGGAGATCAATCGTTCTCTTGCTTTGTCGTCTTCACGTACTGGGAAGTACGTGACCCTCGATATGAAGGACGCTAGCGATCGCGTTACCCTTAAATTAGTCGAAAGACTGTTTTCGGGAACAGAGCTCTTGTCCGCCTTAAAGGCGTGCAGGAGTTCCTTTACGCGATTGCCGGATGGAAAAGAAGTGCGTTTAAGTACGTTTGCTCCGATGGGTTCAGCAGTTTGCTTTCCCATTGAGGCATTGTGCTTTTATGCACTTGCTGTCTCCGTGCTACATATGCATGGACGTCGGGGAGACCCGGACGTCTATGTGTATGGCGATGATATCATAGTAAAGAGGGAAGACTATCCTCTGTTACTGCAATACTTCCCCTTAGTTGGACTTAGGTTCAACGAGGCTAAGTGTTGCGTAGCAGGATTCTTTCGAGAATCCTGCGGGTGCGACGCCTTTATGGGCGTCGATGTCACACCCACCCGTTTACGGGCTACATGGAATCATCGCGATGTTAGAGAAGCCAGTGAACTCTTATCATATGTTGAGCTGTCTAATGCTCTACATATTAAGGGTTACTGGGGTACCAGTACCATGATTCAACGTATGGTCGAGCGCCGTTATGGCGTTCTTCCTTACGTTCGGGAGCCGTATAAATATCTCGACCGAGCCGGTCGAATAAATATTAACGCCTCTCCCTTAATCGGATGGTATCGGGCCCACGTGAACGAGTCAGTTGCCAATACAGGACGAGTGAAATGTCGGTTTTCGACGACACTCCATCGTATTGAATATCGCAACTGGATCATTCGCCCCGTAAGAAAAACTTACGAAGTGGATGGTTGGCGAGAGTGCTTACGGGTGTTAAACACCGGTAGTACACGTTCCGCCACTGGCTCCTATGCGCTGCCTCATCGCATTTGTTTACGAAGAGGCTGGGCAGCGGCCTAATCAACCGCTGTGTTAACGGTGCCGCCCTTAGAAAGGCGCCCGTTGCCGCTACCTGGAAGGTAGCGTCAGTATTGTGATTGTATCAACTAGAAAGGGACATATGTCCAAATCTACCAGTACAACCGATCCTATTGATAAGGAAGCTGCATCAAAATCTTTGATGCAGGTTGCTATACCTTTGGGATTTGGATCTGAGCCAACGCGCGACCAAATAATGGCCGCGCTTCGTGCTCTCATCCTTGTCTCAGAGGGTCAAGGCATGTCACTCCTTCGGGAGTTTCACGCTTTGCAGCAACGGTCCTGATTCAATAGGAGCTACTGACGAATAAGAG